GGGGCCTTGGGGGCCCGCGGGGCCGACTGGGCCGGGGACGCCGACGCTTCCCGAGAGCGTGCCCGTGATGAGGCTCGAGACCGTGCCCGTCACCGTGGACTGGTCGGCCGCAAAGGTGCCGGTGATAGTCCCGAAGGTCGAGGCCGTCGAAGTGATCGTCGCGTCAGGCATGGTCGGCGGCGATTAGGCGGTGACGCTGTCGATGACGTTGACGCGGAAGATTTCGGTGCGGGAGATGTTCGAGCCCGGGAAGACGAACTTGATGTCCCAGCGACCGTTGCCGATGGCCCAGTTGGAGGTGTCGCCGTTGTAGTACACCGAGAAGGACAGGCCGTTGACCGCCTTCTGGACGGTCAGGGGGTAGACGTTCATCTGACGGTCCTCGAGGGAGGAGGTGATGGTCGTGGTCAGCAGGTCGGCAGGCCCCGAGGCACCGGGCGTCCAGGTGAACGTGCAGGCGAAGGTGTTGCCCTTCGAGACGGTTACGGTGTTAGAGCAGCTCATCGGGTCTAACCTTGCCCCGATTGGAAGGGGGGTCAGGTAATGGGGTCGAACAGGCCGATATCCACGATCGTGTAGGTCGTCGGCATGGGGGACAGGGTCTGATAGTCCGGGGGGATGAAGGCGTCGTTGACGATTGCGTAGGCTTCTGCCGAGTCGTTAATCACGTCCTCTCCGATAAGCACAGACACATACCTGTCGTCGAAATTGATGGCCGCCAGATAGAAATCGGTGTCGTCAATCCGCATGGTCAGGTCAGCGATTGAAAGGGAAGAGGTCAGGCCGCGCTTAAGAAGACCTTTGCCCTGCTCGCTTTTGAAGTCCACCCCGGTGTCCGGGTAGACCTCATTTCCGTCATAGCGGTCAGGCGGACCGAACTGAGTGACGGCCCCGCGAAGCTTCGCCCAGGTGTTGATGCCAACGACGTTGTCTCCGATTACAAAACCCATCAGATGCGGGCGTAGTAGTACTGCGCCGTGTCGGTCCCGAGTTTGATGCGGTCGCCCCAAAGGGAGCCGGTGACATACTGCACGACCGAGATGCTAGGCCCAGTGGCCTCCGTAGCCTTGGCTAGGAGGACGTAGCCGTAGGTGTCAGTGTCGGCCAGTTCGACGTCGGAGTTGATGATACGCGGGTAATTCGACGAGGTATCGTCGTTGCTCGGAAAGTCGTTTGTCGTGGCGTCCTTGCCAGCCCGAAGATAGATGAAGCACTCCTTGGTCGTCGCGTCGAAGGGGGTCATTACTGAGACAGGCCAGTCAGGGACACCCGAGGTCGTTCGGTCTAACTTGACCCAGACGCTGTCCTCTTCGATCTGGGCGACCACGTTGTTCAGCGTGCCAGGGACGACCTGATAAAGCCAAGCCGTACCCGGCACGTCGTAGGTGACATTGATGACCTTGAAGGGGTGGTTGTTGGCCTGACCGTCAGCGCTAGGGAACGGGTCAGAGGTGTCTAGGGTAAAGCCCTTGCTAGACGAATCGAAGTTGTAGCCGACTCCGGGTTGGATTTTCATCAGACGGCGGCGTAGACGGCGGAGGCGTAGCCTTCGCGGTTGAAGCGCAGTTCGTACTGGACCTTATACAGCAGGCCGAAGTCCTCGAAGGAAACCTGCGCCAAGAGCAGTTGGTTCTTCCCGCTGATCGTGAAGGACGAGCCCATGTAAGTCGGGACCAAGTCCTTAGAGGCGAAGGTGCCTGTTCCCGAGGTCTTGCCGACGGCGTTCCGCAAGTTGATTACTAGGGACGAGCTGCTTGTGTAGAACACCCCGGACAGCGAGCACTGCGGGGCGAGGTAGTTCGTCTTTCCGTAGAAGTCCTTGAACTCGGATTTCTTGAAGCCTAGGAACTTGCGGCCAGTAACCGCCTCAAATGTGGCTCCGTTGTTGCCCTGATATTCGGTCGAGCCGTTCGGGCCAGTGACAGCAGTATAAGCAGGGGTCGCGAGCGAACCAGTTCCCACGCCGGCAATCGGCGAGCCCGAGAAGCCAAGGGCGCTAGCGGTCTCGAAAAAGTTCGGGTGCGTCGTGATGCTTTCCGAGGTCAATCCCTGCGAGCCGGTGATCTGCGGGTTGGTCGAGGTTCCAAAACTAGGGACGATGCCCACATAGTCCACGGAGTAGGTGGCGATGTTCAGAGTCTCGAAGGACACTGAGTACTTGTGCGCCTTGCAGAATGAGTATGCCCCCTGCGGGCAGGTCGAGCCTCGGTTGATAGTACTCCCGACGGAGGCGGTGATGGCGGCCTTGAAGACGATGGTGCCAGTTGCTAGGCCATAGCCGTCCTCTTGGAACTTTGCCCCAGGCTGTTGGAGTACGGTGGTGAGGTTGTTGCCAGTGTCGACGCGTGCCATAAATTATTTGGATTGGGTGCCCTTGGTGAAGTCGGTGGAGAGGAAAGGATTTCGGTCCACAAGGTTCTGGAGGAGCCCGGTCTGCTTCTTCTGTTCTTCCAGCTGGGCGTTCATGGCTTCAATGACCGGGTTCGCGCCGACGCCGACGACATTGGAGAAGCCTTCGGGGCCTTTGAAGTCGGGGGTCTTGGTCGCCGTCTTGCCCATGTCCATGCCTTCGGTAAGTTTGCGTCCTTCCGCCGTGTTCTTGTAGAACTCAAGGGCGTCCTGCTGAAGGCCCTTGTCGCGGGCGATGCTGGAGATGCTTTCTCCGGCGGCCAGACGGCGCTTGAATTGATCGGGAAGAATGAAGTCCTTGAACTCGGCGCTGGTCAGCACCTGCTTGGTAATCTCAGCACGACCTTCCTCGGCGAGTCGCTGCTCTTCCTTCAGCTCGGCCCGACGCTTGAAGAATGCCGCCGCCTTCTGCTCTTCGCTCGTGGCGAACTTGCTTTCTCCCCTGGCGATGAGGTCAAGGCCGTCCTTGGCGTCCTGCTTTGCCTTCTCGATGGCGCCGGAGATGTAGGACATGGCCCCCTGCAACAGGATCATAGGGGCGGTGAAGCCGAGGAAGATGTCCTTGAACGCCGTGCTGAACTTCTTCTGGATGTCCTCGACCTGCTTGGAGAAGGACACGGTCGCCGACTTGGCCTTATCCATGGCCTTCGGGACGTCCGACGTCGTCTTGATGTTAACTTCTAGGGATTGGGCCATCGGCGTGGGTGCTTTCCTTTGCAGGATTGGAAGCAGACTCTTTGGCTTCTTCCTCGGCCATGAAGGCTTCCTCCTCGGGCGACATGATCGCCACGTCCGCACCCTTGCGGATGGCCAGGGCGGAGTTCAGCCAGATGGCCTGACACTCCGGCATTTCCCAAGCCCGCTGCTCAGGGATGCCCGACGCGATGAGGTTTGCCACGATGGACAGCGGCCAAGGGACGCCCTTGTCACCGCCCCCTGACTTGGTCTTCGTCTGCTCCCAGAACTTCGGCCAGTCGGCGACGAGGATGTAGCCAGCGAAGGCTTCCAGCAGGCGCTCGAACTTGGCAGGGTTACGCTCCAGGGACATGATGCGCAGCTTGTCCAGCCAGTCTATGTCGCCCAGCGGTTCCTCGGCGCATACTTGGCAGGCGAAGATAAGGTCCGCAGGGGTGATGCCGCGGGAGCCGGTGACCAGCGGGGAGTCGAAGGCCATCAGACGCACCCGGTACTTCAGGCACCACGGATAAAGAGTTCTTCCCAGCAAAACGAACGGAGCTGGGTCTACATGGGCATTCAGGAAGCGGCGGTCCACTTCCTTGATGCTACCCCATTTTCAGGGGTGTCAATTAGGCAGGCGTGATGCCTTCGTAATCGACCGCGGTGATCGTGACGGCGGTGAAGCCCTTGTTCGAGCCCTTGTCGTCGACCTTGGTCACCGTGCCGGTGAAGGAAGCAGAAGCCGAACCAGAGGGGTAGGCCGAAGCGGTGTTCACCGTGAAGGACAGGGTCGCACCGAGGACCGGCATGGTCGTCGTCTTGGCGATGCCTTCGATGGTGATTTCCGTCTTTCGGTCGTCATAGCGGGCCGTCTTCGTGATGCCATCCTCGTCGGCCACCGTGGCCTCGGCATTGAAGGAGGACGACAGGCTGTAGGACTGCACGAACAGGTTAGCGACAGTACCCGCGACTCCGTAGATGCAGGTGGTTCCGGTAGAGATGGCGGCCATTTGTATTTGCGGGCTTTGGAATTAGGGTCAGGCGGGCAGGACCACCAGCACGTCAAAGGCGAAGGAGGTCGCCCAGGAGCGCTCGTCGATGCCCTCGTCCTCGGAGGTCATGGTGACGTCATAGCAGGCCGCGTCGGTCGAGGTGACGAAGGCCGCCTTGATGGAGGTCAGGTCACGCATATTGCCCGACAGGGCGGCGCAGCGGGCACGGTGATCGGCGAGGGTCGTGTCGTCGGCGTTCGAGAAAAGGGTGATGCGGACGGAGCATTCGTAGTTGCCCTCTCCCTCGGGCAGGTCGCCAGGGGCCCGGGCAGAGTCGCAGAGAACGACCGCCTTGGGCAGGGTCTGGGTCGCGGCGCTGTCCCCGGTCAGGAAGGTGACGGCGGTCAGCCCGGTCTGGGTCGATAGGTAGGTCGCAAGGGTGGACTCTACGATGTGACGGATGGATTTGGTGCCCATAAATTGGTCAGCGAGGACGGCGCCTGCTGTTGGTTTCTTTGATGGTGTCGTCGAAGTGCTTGGAGAAGCGGGCCTTCATCTGCTTCACGCGGTTGCCGTAGACAAGGCCGAGCGTGTCGGCGGTAACGGCGATATTGTTCACGTTGCCGTTATTATTGATGACGGAGACTTCGACGTTGGATTGGTTAGCCATCGTGGTGCTTCGCCCGATGGTGTTGTTGTGCCGCTTGATCCATGCGGGCTTCATCAGCTCGACGCCGACGTTCTTGGGGACGCCCTTGATGATGGGCTTGGGAAGGGAAAGCAGGGCCATCAGCCAGCCAGACTTGATTGAGCCGACCATCTGCTGGCGCTCCTGGATGTAGTCCTTCAAGTCCTTCGCGCTGTCGACGAGCATGGGCACCTTGACCGGGCGGACCTTCAGCGGGATGCGGCCTCCGAACTTACCCTTGATGCGGTTATGGTTGGGCTTGATGTCATTGACGAAGCCTTGCGTGCCATAGTCCGAAAGGATGATGTTCGTCGTGTTATAATAGTTCTTGGCCTTCTTGAAGGCTCGGTCGTAGTTCTGATCGCCGGCAATCTTGCGGACGATGGGCGGGATTTTGTTCATCCCGACCAAGTGGCCTGAGGCCATGATTTTCTGAAAGGAACCAAAGTTGCCGGACTTCACCGCGTAGGCCATCTGGTTCATCAGCAGTCCAGGAGCAGACCTTGAGGTCTTGTCGTCGGCGGCCACGAACATCTTGCGGACGTCGCCGTCGATGGCGTTATTGCCAGCTCGTTGGGCGTCCTTGGTCAGGCCACGGCCTCCGCCCTTAGGCATCGGAGGGGTGAAGGTCGCCGCGTCTACGCAGGCAAGCGCTGCCTGTTCGATGCAAGCGTCCCGCATGGTCAGGCCGCAGTCGGCGGCGAACTGCCTCAAGGCCGCGATGAACTCGTCCCGAGACTTAGGCTCGATGGAGACGGTCAGCACTTTATTGGTTGTCGTCGATGACGACGAGCGTGATCCATGCCGACCCGGGCTTATAGGTCTGGGTCGTGATGCGGACGGTCTTCCCGCCGGCCACGATTTTCTTGCCCTGGGCAAGGGAGGCGATGGGGGCACCCGATGAGAGGGTGGCCGCCGATGCCCCAATAGACCCGTCTGGCTGGCTCCAGGAGGCCGTTACAGCGGGCAGGCGGACTGTGTACTGGGTCCGTTCCATATACCCCCCTGCCTCGAGCACGGTCGAGACGGCGGGGTCAGAGATGAGGCAGGAGAAGGTGATGGCCCCAGAGTTGGCCGACCCGGCCACGCCTAAGTCTGCGATCATCTCCTTCGCGTCCGCCAGAAACTCAGAGTAAAGGCTCATCCTATACTTGCCCCGATTGGTAGGGACACAAAAAAAGGGCCCCTTTCGGAGCCCTTTCGGTTTGCCCTGTGGCCGCTATTAGGCGGTCTTGAGGCGGTGCAGGGAGGTCGCGCGACCGACAGCGGCACCGAAGAGCAGCGTGGCGGTGACGTTGTAGTAGCCGGACTGCTCCTGGCCC